TTATAAACAAATTCAAGGAACTCAAAAAGCGTGTCAGAGAGAGTCTTGGTTTTTCTGAAAAACAGAGTGGAGCGTTTGCAAAGAAACTGGGTTCCATCCTCCGACTTGGAACATTCATGTTACTGCGCTCAATGTTTACACACCTATTTGAACTCGTAAAAACAGGATTCGACAACCTTGTTATTTATTCAAAAAGAGCCGGAACAGAGTTTCACAAAAACGTAAATCTTCTTTATAACGATTTACGTCAGCTTGGAGCATCACTGACAACTGCATTTGAACCAATCCTGAATGTGGTTACTCCAATTCTGGATTATCTGATTCAGAAGCTCGTTGCAGCAACAAACGCGTTGGCACAGTTCTTCTCAGCACTTACAGGCAAGAAGTTCTACACCAAGGCAATACGACAGAACAAAGATTATACAGATTCCTTAAATAGCGCAGCAAAGGCGGCAAAGAACCTTACCACCGGCATAGATGAGCTTAATATCCTGAGTGACGATAAAAGCGGCAGCGGCAGCAACAGCGGAGCTGATGGAAGCGGATATGAGACAGATGCGGTAGCTGATAAGTACAAAGACCTTGCGGAAATGGTTAAGGACGCATGGGCGGATGCTGATTTCACAGAGATAGGAAGAATGTTCGGAGAGAAGCTAAAAGAAGCTCTCGAAAACATTCCGTGGGATGGAATTAAGGCAACACTGAGAAAGATCGCCAAGAGTATCGCCACATTCCTGAATGGTTTCCTTGAAACCCCGGGATTATTTACAGAAATCGGAGTAACCATAGCGCAGGCAATCAACTCAGCGTTTGAGTTTGTTGATTCATTCGTTGAGAACTTCCACTGGAGCAGTCTTGGAACAGCCATTGCAAACCTTATCATAGGCGCATTAGATACTCTGGATTGGACTCTGATAAATAAGACTGCAAAGGGGTTGGCACAAGGCATTGTTGATGCAATCAACGCTGCCCTGCAGACAGAGGACCTTTGGAAGAAAATCGGCACTGCAATTTCCAATACGATAAACTCAGCAATCACTTTTGCAAAAACATTTGTCAAAGGGTTGGACTGGGCTTCACTTGGAACTGCAATCGGAAATCTTCTCGGCAATGCGATCGCCGGAATTGATTATGACGGAATCGGAGAAACATTTGCCGGTTTCGTGAATGGGGTATTTACCGCCGTACTGAATTTCTCAAAGACATTTCCGTGGACGGACATCGCAAAGAACTTTGCAAGCGGTGTCAATACGGCACTGAAAAACATCGACTGGAAAACAGTTAAGGACGGCTTCGATAGTTTCTGTTCTGGACTTGGTTCAAACCTCAATACGGCAATCACAAACATTGACTGGGAACTTGTCGGAACGACGCTCGGAAACAGCATCAAGACACTTTTCAGTGGTATTGGAAAATTCCTTGCAAAGATTGATTTCAAGAAAATCGGTAGTGACTTTGCGAGTGCAATTAACAAAGCCGTAAAAACCATCAACTGGAAAGATGCAGGAGGTACAATCAATTCCCTCATCACTGGTGTATGCACACTGATTAACACTTTGATAGATGAGGTAGATTGGTACGAACTTCTAAAGGGCGTAGGAACGGCAATGTCCGAGATTGACTGGGACACAATTCTCAAAACAGTATTTAAGGTATTTGCAGCCAAGTGGACGTTCAAGAATTTGTTCAAATGGGTATCATGGACCGCCATTTGGAACGAACTGAAAACAAGCGTTGTTGAGGGAATATCAAAGAAGTTCGGAATTGGGTCTGATGATGGAGAAATAAATACTGTCGGAGAGAAAATAGTCAGTGGTTTGCTTGGTGGAATATCTAAATCCCTTTTGCCAGCACCATTGCAGACAGCGTTGAGTTGTTTCGGAAATGTGACGGATGTTGTCAAAGGAATATTTGGCATAGGTGGTTCATCCGATTCAACCGTATTCAGCACACTTGGAAGCAATCTTGTCACTGCTTTCAATGGAGGCATCGGGAAGAAATTCTCAGACTGTCAAGCAAAAGTTACGGAGTGGGCTGAAAAGATCAATGACTGGTTCTCAGGTACGAACTTTGGAAAGATTTGCAAAGAGACTTGGGAGACTCACGGTCAGAACATCATAACCGGCTTCAAGGACAAGATAGGCAATGCTTACACCACCACAAAAGACAGCATCACGACTTGGGCTACTAAGGCCAAAGAGTGGTTCAACAATTCATCATTTGGTGGAGTCAACATGGAAACATGGACCGGATATGCAAATGACATTATCTCCGGTTTCAAGACAAAGGTGGGAAATGCCTATACACAGACCAAGGACAACATTACCACATGGGCCTCAAAGGCAAAGGAATGGTTTAATAGTTCTTCATTCGGCGGAGTGAATAACGGTACATGGACCACCTACGCAAATGATATTATCACTGGTTTCAAAACAAAGGTGGGTAACACATACACCACCACAAAAGATAACATCACAACCTGGGCGAGCAAAGTTAAGGAATGGTATACGAGCAGCGGCTTTGGAAACATCAATAGCAATACTTGGCAGACCTACGCAAACAATATCATTTCCGGCTTCCGGGAAAAGGTTGGAAACACCTATACCACCACAAAGAACAACATTACTACTTGGGCGAGTAGCCTGAAAGATTGGTTTTCTGGATCTTCATTCGGAAATATCAACAATGCCACATGGACCACTTATGCAGGAAATATCATAACTGGTTTCAGAAACAAAATCGGACTGTCATACACAGATACGAAAAGTAATATCACAACATGGGCGTCAAACCTCAAAACATGGTTCTCTGATAGTGGTTTTGGAGGCATCAATAGCTCTAAGTGGAGCACCTATGCAGAGAATATTATTTCCGGCTTCAAAACGAAAATCGGAAACAGTTATACGACTTGTAAGAGCAACATTACAACATGGGCTTCTAATGTAAAAACGTGGTTCACAAATACCTGTTCTTATGACAAGTGGTATGACATTGCAAAAAATGTGGTAGATGGTTTTAAGAACGGTATAGGAAATCTGTATTCCACCTGCAAGAACAACATTGAATCATGGGGCAGCAGTATTATCTCATGGTTCAAGGACAAGTTGGATATAAACTCTCCGTCAAGGGTATTCCGGCAGTTAGGTGTGTATTCCGTAGAGGGATATAACGAGGGAATCGAAAAAGAGGGAGCGAAAACAAAAGGATTTGTAACATCCTGGACGGATTCGTTCTCAAACATGGAAGTGAACCTCGGCACACGTCTGAAAATCGACAATGCTGCATTGAAAGATTACCAGAACAACTACGGCAGTGATTTCACGAATGAAGCCATTGTGCAGAGAGTTACGAGAGAGGTTTCCACACGAGGAACTGTACAGGCTACCCTCAATTCCGGCGGCGGCCTGAAAGACGCTATAAAAGAGGCCCTAGATGATCTGGGTATCACAACCGCTGTGAATGATATTTCAAGAAACACAAAGACACAGGCCGACAAGAAAGAACAGACGATTGTTGAGATTGGCGGCAAGACAGTAACGGATGCAGTAACCACACAGCGTAATGCGAACGGTTACAGCTTCCAAGGAGCGTAAAGGAGGGATAGGGAATGGCTTATATATCAGTTAATGGTTATGACTTCCCACCTCCGAAGCGTGGGGCAAAACCAACAGTATCTACCATGGTGGATGCCGGAAGAAATGCCAACGGCACGGTCGTAGGGCAGAGGGTTGGTCGGGATCAATACAAACTCGACACCCTCGAATGGCCGTGGCTTACAGCAGCAGAATGGAGCCGGATGCTTACGGTGCTGAGTGCATTTTTCGTATATGTCACGTTCCCGGATCCGGTAACAATGAAGAAAATCACGATTAAGATGTACCCCGGAGATAGAACGGCGGAACCGTACTGGATAGATTCAGACGGAAATCCAATTACCTATCAGAGTTGCAAAGTAAACCTTATTGATTGCGGAGAGTGATGGTATGCAGAAAGTATCAAATGAATACAAGGCAAGCATGAAAAGCTCTCTGAGAGAGCGATCATATATGATGATTTCATTCGGTCTGGTAAATCAGGAAGCACAGGCCAATGCAACCGTCATGGGTAACAACTTTGCCTACTATTCAAAGCAGACCGGTTTATTCGGTCAGCGAAAAGAGACAACCGTATATGCCACATTGGAGCAGGATTTCACAAAGGTAGATGGCTCTATGTATTTTCTACCAAGAGAGAATACTTCCGGGAATTACTACGACACCGGTTTGGTAAGCAAACCTCTGATTCCGGCAAGCGGATATGAGCTGCTTATCGAACTGAATGTTGTAGCAACGGACATTAAAGGACTGACTATCAATTTTGGAGAGGTTTATCCTACTCGGTTCGACATACTCACGAGTAGCGGACAGAGGATAGAGATTGTTGACAACGATCAGTCAGAGTTCAGTACAGAACAGGTGTTAGAGAATACCACATATATAAAATTCATCTTCTATAAGATGAAAAATCCATATTCCCGACTGAGGATTTATTCAATTCAGTTAGGCTATGGCCTTGTGTACTACAACGAGGACATTATGGATTCTAAATTAGACAGCTACATATCCCCGATTTGCGAGGATGTTCCACAGATAGATTTCATGGTTAAACTACAGAACTACGATCAGTATTTCAATGTAGACAATCCAAACTCAGCAATCAACTTCTTGGAGACAGGGCAGGAGATGTATGTCTGGTACGGTTATCAGTTGCCGAACTCAGACACTATCGAATGGATAAGAGGGGCAAAGTTACAGTGTAGTGCATGGGAAAGCGATGAT